CGTTGTTTTCGGCGTTAGCCCAGGTTGTCGTTGGATCATAAGTATTCCACTGCAAGGCTGCCGGCACTTGTTGCCACTGATTAAATAAGATTGCGCTTAAGATTGTTTCGATCTGATTGCCATCAAAGTCCTGAGTTAAGACTCCGTCTGTAAGAGCCTTTTGAAGCCTTGCAAGGGCTCCTAGAGCCGTGATCGTTACTTCCTGTGTATAAGCGCTAGATCCAACCTGAGACACGCTTACGGAGATATCGACGACGGATCCGCCAAAGATTGGCACATAGACCGAAGATGTGTCCTGCACTTCGATTGATATCGTGTCATTGATTTCGTAAGGTAATGCAGCTTGATTGAAGATGATCAAAGTGACCGAGCAATAGCCGGCTTGAGCCTGGGTATAAATATTAGTGCGTCCAGAAGTAATTGATAAAGTGGCTAGGACTGAGTCAGTGATGTCAGTGCCATCTATCTTTACTCGCCAGACTGGCGACCATTGGGTCATGCTAGTTGCAGGTTAGTAGCGCCACCTGTGCCGCGGTAGAAACCATCGTTTAGCGTGTTAATAATTGTGCGAGCAGTTCCTTCAGAATCAAATGCGCCGTTTACTGTCAGATTTATTACCGTCGGCATTGAAGCAGCTTCGGCTGCGCGGAATGAACCAGCATTAAATGAACCAGCCATAAGGCCAGCAGCTCCGGCAACCGCCGACGATACGCCAGCCGCCGATGTTGTGGTAGATCCTGTACCAGTTGAAGCCGTAACGCTAGGAACCGAGATTGTAGGAATACTTGTGGAAGTAGTCGTCTTTGGAATTGAGACACTTGGAACGCTAATTGATGGTGCAGAAATTTGAGACACATTGGGCAAGAATGGAACTGAGTTATAAAGGCGAATTAGTGCGTTAATACCAGCCACGGCACTAGAGATCAATGAGTTAAGGCCAGAAATAACCGCGCCAATCACATTGATAATTCCACCGGCAATTTCGCCAACAACCTTAAATGCTCCGCCTAAAACTGTAACAAGAACTGGCACAACGTACTTCTGAATGAAGTTAATAAATATCGTAAATTCTTCTTTGTTGGCCGCGATTGCTTCTGTAATTGGCTTAAAAAAGTCTGCAAACTTGCCAAGTGCTGGCACGACTTCATTGACAACAAACTCGACAAGCTTTTGAATTATCGGCAGAAGTTTTGCACCGACTGACTCTTTGGCTTCATCAAAGGTAACTTTAAGGATCTGCAAGCGTCCGGCAAATGTCTCGGCGTTAGCTGCTGCTGCGCCACCGAATAGATCTGAAAGCCTGGTCTGCGTCTCCTCAAATGACATGGCTTTAAGTTCTGCCGTAGATAATCCGATGCCTAACTTGCCAAGAGCTGCCGTGTTGCCGTCGTAGGCTTTACCAAGTGCATTGGCTACGGAGTCCAAGCCTTTGCCTGTGGCTTGTGAGATGTCTAGCGCAAGATTAAGAAGATCTTGAGCCTTTGTTACATCGTTTGTTGAAAGCGATAATCGCTGCAAGGCTGGTCGGAGTTTATCGTCTGTGACACCCGTAGCCAAAGATGTTTTTAAAATTTGTTGTTCGACCGACTTGATCATTTCATCGGTTGCGCCTGTTGCATTCTTTAGCGCGGTGGCTAGACGTATCTGGGCAGCTTCATCTTCAATCGCGGCCTTGACTCCATCGACTGCAAGCTTGATCGCATAAGCCCCAGCAGCAGCTCCGGCCGCTGCAAATGCCAGCCCTGCCTTCTTGCTGAATTCGCCAATCTTAGACGAAGAATTATCAACGTCTCCGTTGGCTTGAGCCAGTGATTTTTTGAGTTGATCTACATCAGCAAGAATCGAAAGCTTGAGTGTGCGCGATTGTCCGGCCATTTACCACTCCTTTAAGATTCGGTCAAAAGCATTTTCCCACTTGGCGATCAAGTCTGGCTGTATTTCACGGAGTGTCGGATAAATAAAGTAGCCTTTAGAATTTGACCAATTAGGAAATTGCTTAAATTTAATAGATCCGAATTCTGTGCCGCCCCAAAGATCGCGAGTAGTTACACCTCCCGAAAACTTTTGAGCCGTATAGCCAAATGACAATTCACCAATCTTAGAAGAAGCCGATACCTTAGACCCTTGAGCAATACGATCTGCGACTTTGCCTCGACTTACGGCTTTTTGTTGAATTTTGCCTTGAGCAAACTCTGCTAAAGCTGAAGATTCCCTTTTAGCTGCATCGGTGGCCTCAACGTCCATAGCTTTAAAAGCAGATTTAATTCTGCCAAGATCTTTTTTATCATAGGCAATCTCAACGTTGTCGCTCACTTTGTTTCTCCAGTATCTCGAAAGCCGTGTAGATCTGCTCCGCCGTCGTCCATTCGCTCATCGGTATTCCCGTCGCTATTGCTAGTTCGACAAGTATGCGATTTACGCTTCCGGCGGCGTAACTTTTGGGAGAACGTCACCGACTGTCACGTCGGCCACTGTTTCACACCAAATTTCATAGCCTTTAATTGGCTTGCCACCAGCTTCACGTTTCATCGCATTCCACGCAAGGAAGAGAAGATCAGATATACCGATCTTCTCCTGCGCTTGCGAAATCGTGCTGCCTGTCTTTTGTTCCCACTTAGCCCACTCTGGCGGTTGTGCCGTGTAAGTGCCGAACTCGCCTGACGTGTATTCGATTGTGATTGGTAGTCTCATTCTGTGCTCCCGTTTCTGTTGTTTAACTAAATGTTTCGGCTGGAGTGCCACTGACTAACATAGCCCAAGAATCAGTCTGTGCTTCTGGGGCAGTACCGCCAACTGAAGGAAATACTGGAAAGACGTTGCAGGTAAATACTGCGCCAGTAGAGGCCGTGAAAGAGACGGCTAAAGTTGTGTTTGGAGCAGTGTCAGCAGCAGTCCACATCGCTTCGAATAGTGATGATGCAACGCCCCAGTCTGCAAGAAGCTCAAGGTTAAGAGTCCATTGATCGTCGATGTGCTTATAAGCCTTGCCATCGAGTGTCTGATAGGTAGTAATAACTGGCGCATTAACTAGCGTGGCCGCCGTTGTTTGTGCGTCATAGTTCACTGTGGCGATTGTCAGAATAAGGTCTCTCGCCGTGACGATTGTTGTTGGCATTTCTTTGTCTCCTTAGATTGTTTGTTGTGTGTAGTAAGTGCTGACCGAGAGATCCGCCACTAGTAGATTTGTCGCGCCGACCTGTTGAATCGTCGGACGTTGAACGTCTCCGACTGTGTAACCTGTTGGCATCGCTGCGATGATGCTGATAATTAGCTGCTCAAGATTGTCCAGTGCTCCGGCCGTGTTGTTGTAAGCAACGGCCGCAGTAACCACAAAATTGATCTTCACACGTACCGCAGATTTGCCGATTGTTGTCGTTTCTAAATAGGGCGAATCGGGAACGATGATGCAAGCTGGAGGAATGACTGCCTCTGGAGGCGAGCTATAAACAGAAGCAACGACTCCAGCAAGAGCAGTCGCAAGAGTGCCTCTGACGTTTGTCGCAATAGTTGTTGGCGTAGGCATCACATAGCCATCGTGGAGACGTCAATGTAATTTCCTAATAAACCTATGACGCGATTCTGTAGTGATCGACCCATTCTGTAAGGTGATGGCGTGAAATCTACGCCTTCGATCTGACCACCTGGAGCGACCACGCTTTGGAATATTTCAACGCTGACGATGGTGACCGCCTGTTCGACTGCGTCGGTATTCGCGTAAAGCGTGGCCGCGTCTGCCCCAGATAGATAAACCACGCCGCCAGGAATGACTGGACGGAATGTGATGTCACTATTTGTTATAGCTGCCGTGAAGTAGAAATATGGAGCCGGATATGCGAAAGGTAAGTAAGGAAATGGATCATAATAATTTGAAGTGACTGTCAGTGTTCCGTTGAATGTAGCTGGGACGCAACCTGTAATCACGACACTTTGACCAGCGACGAATGTGTTTGGCTTCTGTGTTATGTAATAGGCGACATTGTTTTGAAGATATACGGCGGCCACTGAGTTTTGATTGGCAGTCAATAGCGGCAGAATTACCTGCTCGGCTGAATCGATAATGCCTTCGAGATATGCGTCAGAATAAAGAGAAACAGAGACGCCAAGCACTGTCCTAAGACTAGCGACTGTAATGATTGCTGGCATCTCTGTTCCCTTTCGTGAGCTGCTGGGCTAGATACGGGAGCGCACCTAGCCCATGATTGATTAGGTTAGGTTGAACTTGCGTAGGCCACCTGCAAAGACGGCTTGCGCTGCGATGTAACCATAAAGTGCAATCTCAATCTCGCCTGTCGTTGGCACGTTTGTGGCCAAAGTCAAAGCAGGAGATTCAAAGATTTCGATTGAACGTGGCTCGATAATAAATGCTGAGTTATCGATTGAAGTGGAAAGCATGTTTGGATCAACATAGAAATCCAAGCCAAGAACGTTTCCGCGAACACTTGTAGGAGTTGCAGATCCTGCATTATTCATCGGATTTCCAGCGTTGTAAATTGGACGCCCAGTTGTATCCTTTGCGCCGAGCAATAAACTCCAAATGGAGGTACCTCCGACGAATGACTTTGCAGTGCGCTTTGTTGCAGTATATGCAGCAGGGGCTTCTGTTGAAACGAATGAGATGATTCCTGCTGAATCTGCATCTGTTGCAGTTGCTACTGTTCCGCCGGCGATAATTTGTGCAATTACATAAGCATCAGTTGCCTGAGCGTAGGCATCGCGTAAATTAGAAAGCATAATTTCATAGAAGCTCGGATCTGATCTATCAAGGAGCTCGACGGAATAGCGCTGAAAGCCCATTTTTTTGATGACTGTGGCATCAACATAGCTTGAAGTAATCGCGGTTGTTCCTGTTGGATCTCCGCCTTCTGCCACTGTTGCAGCAGTTGAGTTAGCAGTGATTTTAGGAATCGACACTGTCATTCCATAGCTGCTCAGTGGACGTGTTCCACCGCATGCTTCAATAACTGGACGATCTGCGTTTGTGTTCTGTGCAACGTCGCGAACGTAAGAAACTGGGCTAAAAGCTGGATTCGTTGAGAATGAATCATCGGCTGCTTTAATGTATTGGCGAGAATCTTCGTTGCCAAGAGTTGCCTTGATTGAGTGCTCTAAATATGAACCACCAGAGATAATTGGTGATCGTGGGCTTGTGAAATAAAGCGGACGAGCTGCCTCGGCCTGTACGACTTTGGAAGCCTCAACCGTTTCGGCTGGTGCTTCTGTAACGGTTGGATTGGTTTCCACTTCGTTTTCTCCTTTGGTAGTTGTTTCTTCTGTTTCCACATTGGATTCAGAATCTTCTGTTTCACTAGCTGCGATCGCAACCTTCGCACTGGCAATTGCTGGATCTGTGACAAGTGAAACTTCTTTTAATAAACTTGAGCTAACGACGAGAACGCCGTCTACATTCTTATACTTTTCAGCAATTACGCCCACGCTAAATCCATCGCGTAATCCCGAAGATGCCTCTTCTAAACTGTCAGATCCGGCGGTTGTGTTCCCGATAGCAAAAGTCGCATCGATGCCTTCATCGGTGACTTTGTAAGATTTTAAAAAGCCGATTGGAGATTCACGACGATGCTCAAGAAGCAATTTTGTCGTGTCGGCAAAATTTATAGAGCCAGGCTTAAACATCGTTGATCCGGCTGATGTCGTGCCTTCTTCGTTCCAGGTAACAATGCGGCCAGAGATTTCGCGCTTTGGAAAGTCTGTTGCCGTGACTTTAATTGAAAAGTCTAGATTCATCGGAATTGGCTTTGTTTCTTTCATCGGATCATTTCCTCTTCTAGTCGGATTTCATCGGAAGTTAAAGCTCCGATGTCGTAGAGAATCTTGTATACGTCTGCGCGCTCTTTAGCTGATCCGCGCAAGTAATCATCTAGGTCGAACTTGACTTCCTGTGATGCAGGAACGAAATCATTGGCCATTCCTGTCATTGACAGACGCTCTTCGATTGCCGTCATAATTGGACGAAGAGAAAAGTCCAGCAAAGACTGACGCGCCAAAGTAGCGTTTGAATAAGTCATGCTAGATCCAGATTCGGCATCTACGTAGTAGGCCGGAATTCCTGTTGCTCTGGCCAATTCGGTAGCGACGTAAGATCTCGCTTGATTTAGTTGCAGCTTCTCCGGATCAAATCCTAAAGTTTGTAATTCGACATCGGCGTTCAAGAATGCAGTAGAACGATTGCGTCGAGCCTGTCCCCAAGATTCCAAAAGTTTAGCAATGCGATCTGCTGGAAGTGCAGTGCCGTTAGATTTCAAGACCATAGTCGGAACTGGCTCACGTGCGTACATAACCGCAGCGCGCTCTAACTCTGCACCGGCTTTAATTGTGCGACCAGCGCGATTTAGAATGCCCTCGTCGTTGCCGTAGAACACTGCCAAGCTTCCGACGCCTTCGTATGGCACTGGCAGCGAATCGACGCAGTAATAATCAATCTCTGTTCCTGCTGCATTAGTTTTAATTGTGACGCGTGTCGGATCGATGCGTTCTGCACTGCGAATGCGATACGTATCGGCATAAATCTCAAGAATCTTTAGATAGCCGTATCCGTAAAGCATTAAATCTTCTGCGAGCCAAGAATAGGTTGCAGAACCTGGAACACGTGGATCTGGCTGATTAATAACTTTTGGTGGTGACTCAACGCGAGCGCCGTCTGCCTTTGTGCGTACTTTTAGCGGAATTGATGAAACTGATGAACTGATGATATTGCGCGCTCTGGCGCACGTTGGCACTGACATGAATTCAACACGTGAAGCAGTGACGCCGGCAACGCCGTAAATATTATAGAGAGAGCTAGTGACATTTACTGGAGCTAGAGAAGCTTCAATGTCAGAGATTGCAGCCGGAGCTGCAGTCGTAACTGTGCGAGAGAATAGACCCATGCGTGAAGTCTAAACGTCTCCTATACATCTAGCCGACCAGAATGTCTATCTCCATCTCTGGGCGTGTCGCGAAATGTGTGGCAAGTGCCGAAGCCACGGCCGCGCACACTGCAACGCTAGAGGCGCGCCGACCAATGATCCAACCACCATCACCCATTGGTAATCTCACGGCTGATAATATCTGCTTGGATAATTCTGCCTGTTTTCCGTGAATGAGCCTCTTTGACGTGATCGCTCCAAGAAGTTCGTCGCAACTTTGTCCGTACAGAGCCCCGTCGATGTCAATGACGGGAATGCCGGCAGGTTGCAATCGTGCAGCTACGGCAGAGCTTGTTCTCTTGCTAAAAGCAACATATTCAAGCGGATACTTACGGGCATAAGGCGCGATGTCGTTAGCGATGGCCTTATCGTCCAGCGAAATCGGATTGTGCCAGGTATGCAGCAGCTTAAGATTGAAAGTGTCGTCCGGATTCTTCTGAGCAGCTACTAAAGCCCCGTCGCGACGATCTGGCGATAGATCAAGGCCAAACCACGTCATCTTTTCGACATCTAGCTCAATCTCATCGGATCCGCACTCTTCCCATTCTTTGACAGGTATTGCGCCTGAAATTGTATTGACCCAGCGACACAACACTTCCGTCTGGACTACATCTGGCGGATCGTTAAGAACGGCGCGGATATTATCTTCGTGGATTGTGTGACCAAGTGCCGGATTGCTGGCGACCCAATTCTTTTCATCTTCAATCTTGTCCGAATAGGCTGACCACTCAAAATAAGCAATATCGTCGTTGCCACCGGCAGCAGAAGCCATGCCGCGCTCGCGTAGCTGATTAAGAATCAAGGAATGCTGATCACCAGCATTGGAAAACGTCCAGAGCTGCGGATTCTTTGCCGCCATCATTGTGTATCGCATTGCTGACCAGGCTTCGGTATCTTTAAGCTGACGCGTCTCATCCATGTAGACGGTCTCAGGTTTAGCAAATCCACGAGCTGCGGCGTTGGCCGCCTTGACCACGTAACGCGCTCCAGAATTTAGCTCTATCTCCTCCGAGCCGTGCGCCCATCTAATCTTCTTGACTTGCTTTGCCAAAGATGAATTGCTCTCGATGATGCTAACCACGTGCCGGAAAGTTTCTAGCGATGTCGTAAGAACGTGAGCTGATCCAAGCTGCAGCGATTCTTGCCATAGGAAAAGCCGAGCCAGAATCGACATCTCCATAATCGTAGACTTGCCATTCTGACGAGCTGCAACGACCACGACCAGCGGCGCATGCCATCTACCGTCCGGCTTTACTTTTAGCGCGTGTTCAAAGACGAACTTCTGCCAGGGCATTAACTCCACGCCTAAAGAAGCTGCAAAGTCAATGATCTCTAGACCTTTTGACGGTAAATCGTTCAAGCGTGAGTGTATTCTAGGCGTCCCAGAGCCGATTAGAGGCTTAGATTGGGTACTGATTCCCTGTTCCTCCCTGTTTGCCTCTGTAACGACCTGCAACGCCCGATTCTGCCCTGTAATGGCTTTAGTCATGGCTAGTGCTCTCTTGTGTCGGTGGGTTAATACAATCTCTGGCGCTATTCCAGTCAAAGAGTGGGAAGAGTGCGGATCCGATGAGATTGAGCTAGATGTCGAAAAGATGACGTGGTTTGGCCTTGATCTATCGCCAGATCGTCGCGACGGGGCTTTAGTAGCTGCGCAAAAGAA